GATGACTTAGCAATGTGTCTAGTACTATTTGCTTGGTTAACAGGTCAAGACTACTTCAAAGAACTAACCGATATAGACATTAGAAAGAACTTATATGAACTCAACCAACAAGCGTTAGAAGAACAACTCGTGCCATTTGGTTTTATAGATAATGGGGCAGAAGATAAATGGGAAGACGATGACGAGTTCAAAGGTGGAGAGCTAGTTAAGTCTTGGGATTACGATTACGATCGTGATAGTACTTTTTAAAGTGTCGGTTTTAATAAATATATCCGAGAGCTTTATACACTTATAAAATAAAGGAGAATTGAAATGCCATTTCAGGTCAGTCCAGGCGTAAATGTATCAGAAATAGATCTGAGTACTGTTGTACCAGCTGTTTCTACTACAGAAGGCGCTATTGCAGGTGTTTTTAAATGGGGTCCAGCGGAAACCCGAGTATTAGTTGATAGCGAAGAAACGCTGGCAGCTAGATTTGGTGATCCTGCTCCATTTGCAAACGGAGACTTGCTAAACACAGAAACTTTCTTTACCGCTGCTAATTTCTTAGCTTACGGTAATAAATTATACGTTTCAAGAGTGGTTGACTCAGCTGCAAGAAATGCTGGTAGTAACAATGCCTTGCTTATCAAGAACGATGATTCTGTTGTCCAGTTAACTGATGCTTCAGATCACTTCCATGCTAGATATGCAGGTACATTAGGAAACTCAATTAGAGTTTCTGTTTGTGATTCTACTTCAGCATTTGAAACAGCTTTAACTGGATCTCTAACTATTTCATCTGGAGCTAGCACTGGCACAAGTAGTGCTGATGAAAGTTCCAAAGTTTCAGTAGGAGATTTAATTGAAGTTAGCGGAGTAACTCTTGAAGTATCAGCAATTAACGAAGCTGGTACAGGTTTAACTTTTGCAAAACCATACACAGGAGTCAGTGATATTTCTGTTGGTACAGGTGTTGCAAAAAGAAAATGGAGACACAGTGGATTAGTTAGAAGTGCCCCAGGCACATCATCATACGTTAGTGCCCAAGGTGGTGCAGGCGATGAGATCCATGTTGTTGTCGAAGACGAAGACGGTTTAATTACCGGTACAAAAGGAACAATATTAGAAGTATACGAAGGCGTATCAAGAGCAACAGATGCTAAAAACGAAGTTGGTGAGACTAATTATTGGGTAGATGTTATCGAAGCTAGATCACAATGGATCTATGCTAAAGGTGGAGCTAATTTAGCTGCTGATGGAGTAGCTGCATCAATTAGCGCATTATCTACAACTAACCCAAGTTACAACTCATTAGACGGTGGTGTTGAATCTCAAGATGAGAACAACATTACTTTAGCAGACGTAGCTGCAGGATACGACTTATACAAATCAGCTGAAGACGTAGACGTTAGTTTAATCCTTCAAGGTAAAGCTATTGGCGGAACTAACAAAAACGGACTTGCAAATCATTTGATTGATAACGTAGTAGACTACAGAAAAGATTGCGTAGCATTCATTTCACCTGACAAGGACGATGTAGTAAACAATGCAGGTTCAGAAGTAGATGATACTAAAACATTCAGAAATGGATTAACTGCATCATCATACGCATTCATGGATAACGGATACAAATATCAATACGATAAATATTCAGACAAATATAGATGGATTCCATTAAATGGTGACATTGCTGGTCTAGCAGTTAGATCTGATGAACTAAGAGATGCTTGGTTCTCACCAGCTGGTTACAACAGAGGTGGAATTAAAAACTTGGTTAAGTTAGCTTATAATCCTAACAAAGCACAAAGAGATGTGTTATATCAAGCAGATATTAACCCAATAGTAACATTTCCTGGACAAGGTACAATCTTGTTTGGTGATAAGACACTACTTGGTAAGCCATCAGCATTTGATAGAATCAACGTAAGAAGATTGTTTATCATCTTAGAGAAAGCAATTAGTACTGCATCTAAATTCACATTGTTTGAATTTAATGATGGCTTTACAAGATCACAGTTCAAGAACTTGGTCGAGCCTTTCTTAAGAGATATACAAGGACGAAGAGGAATTCAAGACTTTAGAGTTGTATGTGACGAAACAAACAACACTGGTGAAGTAATTGATAGAAACGAATTTGTAGGTGACATTTACATCAAACCTGCTAAATCAATTAACTTTATTCAGTTGAACTTTGTTGCAGTCAGATCTGGAGTAGAATTCTCAGAGATTGTTGGACAGTTTTAATAAATAGGAATAGGAGAAAACAATGGCTTTTAACATTAATGAAATAAGGTCCCAGTTAACACTTGGTGGTGCTAGACCTACCCTGTTCCAAGTAAACATCTCTAACCCAGCAAACAGTGCAGGAGACCTAAAGACACCTTTCCTAGTGAGAGCATCTCAGGTTCCTGCATCAACTTTAGGTTTCATTGAAGTACCATACTTCGGTAGAAAAGTAAAGATTGCAGGTGACAGAACATTTGCTGAATGGAACGTAACAGTCATCAATGACGAAGACTTCTTAATTAGAAACGCAATGGAAGAGTGGATGAACACTATCAACTCTCATTTGGGTAACGTAAGAGGTTTTGGTTCTGCAAGTGACTTATCATATAAGTCTACAGCACAGGTAATCCAGTATTCTAAGACAGGTGTACCAATTAGAGAGTACAGCTTCAATGGAATCTTCCCAGTAAACATTACTGAAATGGAAGTAGACTGGAACGCTACAGATGTTCTGCAAGAATTCCAGGTCACTTTCCAGTACGATTGGTGGGAAGTAACTGGTGGTTCTACAGGAAACGCAGGCGGAAACTAGTGAGAAAAGGCAACATCTTGTTGCCTTTTTCTTTTTTATGGGGGATAGTAATCCCCTATAAATATATTATGAGGTAACCTATGGCAGAATTATTCGGTTTCGAAATCAAAAGAAAGTCCACAGATCAGGACTTAGGCTCGTTCGTACAAAAATCAGAAGACGACGGTGCAGTCGTTGTCGCTGAAGGTGGTGTGTATGGACAGTATGTTGATTTAGAACAAACATCAAAGACTGAAGGCGAATTAGTAACTCGCTATAGAAAAATGGCTATGCAGCCAGAATGTGAAAATGCAATCGATGACGTTGTAAACGAATCTATAGTTTATGACCCAGAAAGCCACACAGTAGAAATCAACTTAGATCAAGTAGATGTTACTGATGGTATCAAAAATAAAATTTATGAAGAGTTTGATAGTGTCAAAGACCTATTAGACTTTGAAAGACAATCATACGAAATTTTCAGACATTGGTATATTGACGGTAGATTATACTACCATGTCATTATAGACGAGAAGAATGTACAAG